ATGCAGCTTCTTGTTAACTCTGAGGAAACTGCCGCTTTCCTTGCTAAGAAATTTGGTGTACCTGATACCTTGATTCGTGACGAAAATGAGCGTAAGCAATTAGTTGCGATGGCACAACAAATGGCTCAACAGCAACAAATGGTGCAAGGAGAGCCGCAACAACAGGAGCAAGTAGTTGAGCAGTAAAAAACAATCTAAACAAATCAATGTTGGAATTGACGGACACCAGAGAACAAAAGAACTAGACGAGCAAATAAGTAAAAATATAGCTCAGTTATTTAGTTCTGATACTGGTAAAGAAGTTCTTAGATATTTAAGAAGTATAACTATTGATTTAGTTCACGGTGCAAATGTAAGCACTGAGGAATTGCGTCATGTTGAAGGGCAACGATTTGTTATTGGCCTTATAGAAACTAGAATTAACCATGCACACAGGATAAAATCAAATGGCTGAAGAAACAGTAGAAGAAACAGTAGAAGAAACTAAAGACACACTAATACAAGAGCCTCCAAAAGAAGCCGCACCAGAAAAACCTGAATGGCTTCCTGAAAAATTTAATACACCAGAAGATTTAAGCAAAGCTTACTCTGAACTGTCTAGTAAACTTGGAGCTAAACAAGAAGATATTATAAAAGAATATAATGCTGAAAGATTTATTAATAGGCCAGAATCTAAAGGTGACTATGAGTTACCTGAGGTTATAGATCCAGAAGGTGCTACAGATAATGATCTTCTTAATTGGTGGTCAGAACACGCATTTAATAATGGCTTTAGTCAAGATCAATTTAAAGAAGGTATAGAAATGTATGCTAAAGCTATTGATGCTGCTATGCCTAAAAATGATTTGCAAGCAGAGCAAGAAAAATTAGGTGACAATGCTAACTCAAGAATAGAAGCTGTTAGTATGTTTGCTAATAAATACTTTCCCGATGAATTAAGCGGAGCAGTAGAAAGATTAGGTGAAACAGCAGAAGGTATTATGCTTATTGAGCATATTATGGCAAAAAATAAAGACACTCAAATTTCTGCTCAATCCTCTCCTGTTCCTAGTTTTGATGAAGCAGATTTACAAGCAATGATGCAAGATGAAAGATATTGGAACTCAGCAAGGCGTGACCCTCATTTTGTTAAGCAAGTAGATGATGGTTTCAAAAAGTTATATGGATAAAGTTCTTATAAGCCATGGGAGCCTACAAATGGTTCCCATGCAGAAACGCCATGTAATTCCTATGTACAGCACAATGAGTACAGAAAATTTATTTGAAGCTGAAGCTGTATATAAAGTTGATTTAATGAAAACTCTTATTCAATACTCAGAAACACCTGATGTTTTTGCTATAGAAAATAGTAAAGAGCCTTTAGCTATTGTAGGTATAACAGGTATTACACATCAAAAAGCAATAATGTGGACAGTATTTTCTGAGAAAATGAAAGAGAATTGGTTTTCCTTTGTTAAAGCATCTCCTAAGTTAATTGATTATTTACACACTCACTATCATGAAATTATTGTAGATACTTGGGAGGGTAATCATAAGATGCTTCAATGGTTAGGTTGGTTAGGTTTTGATCTTACAGAAATGTATTGCAATGAGCATGGTTTTAATATGGCTCATTTTGTGCGTTGCAATCAACGTAGAAAGAATGTTTACGCTTTCCCATCAAGACCCGTAATTCATTGAGCAGCCCGTAAGGATACCTGCATTGATATGACAGAGCGGACACTCAAGATACTTTAAATGCAACTTAAATAAGGAACTGATAAAATGGCTAATACAATAGATACAGCCTTTATTAAGCAGTTTGAATCTGATGTGCATCTAGCGTATCAACGTATGGGTTCAAAGCTGCGGAATACTGTTCGTACTTCTAATGTTACTGGAAGTGTGGTCAGATTCCAAAAGATCGGCAGTGCCGAAGCGACAACAAAATCGCGCAACGGTAATGTCACACCAATGGAACTAGCTCACACCACAGTCGAAGCTACAATGGCAGATTACTATGCTGCTGAGTACATCGACAAGTTGGACGAGTTGAAAGTCAACATTAACGAGCGTCAAGCTGTAGCACAATCTGCTGCTGCTGCACTAGGTCGTAAGACTGATGCCATTCTGTACGCAGCAATGGATTCTGGTGCTAGCTCAACTCAGATACATGATACTGGTTCTGCCCTTGCAAAGGCTGACTTGTTATCATTGTTTGAAACTTTAGGTACAAATGATGTTCCAGAAGATAACCAAAGATATTTGGCTATGCATCCTAAAGGTTTCGCTGACCTATTCTTAATTGAAGAGTTCGCCTCTTCTGATTATGTTGGTGATAAAAACCTTCCATTTGCAGGCGGAATGACAATGAAAGAATTTTTAGGATTAAAAGTTTTCTCAACGTCTGCGGTTACTGCTGGTAAAAACATTTGCTACCACAGCTCTGCTGTTGGACTTGGTATTAACTCTGATGTTTCTACTGAGGTCAACTATGTACCTGAGAAAGTTTCTCATCTCGCAACCTCAATGATGTCCATGGGCGCAGTCGTAATTAATTCGGCAGGCGTTTATGAAGTCCTTGACAATAATTCTTAGAGAGGAGTTAAATTATGGCTTTTAGCGCAAGTGGACTAACTCGCATTGGTGGTGCATCAAATGCAAACTTGTGGTTCTACACAAGTGCGGATGCGATTGCTACCGTAAACACAGCAGGTTACTTTAACGATGCAGCAAATATGCTTGCTGTTCGTGACTTGATGATTGTTTGCGATACAAACACGCCAACAACTCACTTTGTTAATGTTCTTTCGAACACTGGCTCTGTAGTAGATGTTTCAGACGGCACCGCTGTCGTTGAAACAGATGGCGATTAATAAAGGAGTGGGGGGTTAATAGCCCCCCATTTATATATATATGGCAGTAATAAGCACTTCAGCAGATTCCCCTGTAGATGTATCTAGCAGGGCTTTAATATTGATAGGCGCAGAGCCTATTACTTCGTTTGATGACGGAAACAATGAAGCACTCGTTGCTTCTAATATGTATGAAGATGTTGCTAGAGCTTCTCTTGTAAATACTAGGTGGAGATTTGCAACAAACCAAGCTGTGTTAAATAAACTATCTGACGCACCTACTGGCAGATATGATTCAGCTTATCAAATACCAAGTGATTCACTTATGGTTCATGCGGTAACAGTAAATGATTATCCAATATTGTATCAATCATATGGTAATAAAATATTTTGTGATGCAGGCTCTAGCGATGAATTAATACTAGATTATACGTTTAGAGTTGATGAAGAATTTTGGCCTTCCTATTTTGTGTTGGCTGTAGAGTACGCTTTAGCTAGTGTGTTTGCAGTAGCTTTAGCAAGAGATGCAAGTTTATCTCAACTTATGGAACAAAAAGGCGTGATGGCTATGGCTAAAGCAAGAGGCTTAGACTCACAGCAACAAACAAATCGTACTCTAAATACATCGAGGTTTATAACTCAAAGGCGTAGTTGATGCAGAAAGTACGAGTACCTATTACTAACTTCCAATTTGGAGAAGTAAGCCCTTCCCTATATTCAAGAACTGATTCTGATGTTTATACAGCTTCCGCTCAAAGAGTAGAAAATTTATTTCTTAGGGCAGAAGGCGGTGTAATTAAAAGACCGGGCCTAGAGAATATTTATGAATATGACATTACTGTAGAGAGAACTACATTTACTATTACTGTATCTGACTATGCTAATATAGCAGTAGGAACACAGATTAAGTTTTATGATGCAGATGGTAATTTATATATACTAGAAGCCCAAGCAATAAGCGGTGATGCACCTTCTGCTGCGGTAAATAACATACATTATTTTAGACCCAATAATTCAAACGACACAACAGCAGACAATCTTTATACCGCGATTAATGCTATTGATGGATTTACAGTAGCTAATCCTGCTGCTGCTGTTGTCACAGTAACAAGGGATAAACCTAATGGCGGTACTTATTTAGCCACAGAAAGCACAGACGCAACAAGATTAACTGTAACAAACTTTTCGGGTGGCTCAAAAGTACAATCAAGATTATTACCTTTTATATTTTCTGACGATGAGAGATATATAATATCTTTAGAAAATGCTAAGGTAAGATGTTTTCAAATAAGCCCAACAACTGGAGCAGTGTCCTTAGTCGCTACAATAACGGCTGATACTGATAGTGCTGCTCTACCATTTTCTGATACTTATTTGCATGAGTATACTTTTGCTCAAGCAGGTGATGTTATGTTTATTTGTCATCCATTGTTTATGCCAAGACAACTTGTTAGAACAAGCCTTACAACATTCCAAATAGAGTTATTTCAATTTGATGTAAAATCTGATTCTAAATTAATTTATCAACCTTATTTTTCTTTTCAGTCTTTAGGTGTTACACTTGACCCATCTAAAACAAGTGGGAGTGGTGCTACACTAACAACAAACGTTGCTTATTGGGATACTACAGGAAGTCAATCAGGTGGTAATTATCCAAATTCTTTTCACGTTGGTGTAACTATTAGGTATCATGGAGCAGAAATAGAAATTACTTCTGTTCAATCTACAACACAAGCTACTGGCACTATACTCGATTCTTTAGAGCAAACATTAGATATAAATGCTTTTAGAACAACAGATAGTTCTGCTGAAGTTATTGTTACTCACGTTAAACATGGATTGGCAGTTAATGATGTTATTGTTGTTTCTAAAGCTGCTGCTGTTGGTAATATATCTTCTAGTAATCTTAATGGTTCAAGAACAGTTACTTCTATTATTGATGATAATCATTATACTTTTGATGCAGGTGGTTCTGCAAATGCAAGTGTAGATGGCGGTGGTGCGCCAGTAATAACAACACACGCCGCTTCTGAAAATTGGTCAGAACAATCATTCTCTGCATTAAGGGGGTATCCTGCTGCTGTTGCTTTTCATGAAAACAGATTAATATTTGCAGGAACTATATCGCAACCAGATTCTATATTTATGAGTAAGTCTGCTGAGTATTATAACTTTGACGTTGGTACAGCAGAAGATAATGATTCAATACAAATTACAGCAAGTATTGGTGAGATTAACCAAATTAGACATTTAGTATCTAATCGTGATTTACAAATATTTACCGCTACATCTGAAATGTTTATACCTTCATTTCAAAACAAACCATTAACGCCAACAACAACAACTGTAAAAAGACAAACGCCATTTGGTAGTGATTTTGTTAGGCCACAAGTTATAGATGGTGCTACTGTGTTTGTGCAAAAAGGTGGTGCTATTGTTAGAGAATATTTATTTACTGATTCTGAATTAGCTTACTCAGCAGGATCATTATCTGAATTATCTGCACACCTTATTAAAGCACCAAAAGAAATGAATATACTTTATGGCGCAATAGATAGAACTGAAAGTTATATATTTGTTTTGAATAACGATGGCACTCTTGCAGTATTTAATTCTAACAGGAGCAAAAAACGTGCAGGGTGGGCAGAGTTTACTTGTCAAGGAAGATTTTCCTCTACTGTAACTATAGATGATAGAGTGTTTGCTAATGTAATTATTAATACTGGTGCTGGTACACACCAAATATTTCTTTGTGAATTTCAAGCTGCATTTAATACTGATGTTGCTAAAGTTTATACTGGTAGCGCAGGTGTCTTTGATGTGTCTGCTACATATGCAAATGGTGCAGTCGTTGATGTTATAAACGGTACAAACTATCTTGGACAGTTTACTGTAGCTGGTGGGAATGTAGATGTTTCTGCTGTAGAAACTACTTCTGTAGCTGAGATAGGTTTAAAGTTTGATGTTAATTTAAAAACAAATCCATTAGATATTGTTTCACAAAGTGGCCCAGTTACAGGTGAACCAAGAAGTTTAGCAAGTGTAGTTGTTGACTTAAACACTACTCTTTCTGTAAGTGTAAATGGAACAAGTCTTTTAATTAGGCAAGTAACAGATGATCTTTCTTTGCAACAAGCACCAGTAACAGGAAAGAAAGAGTTTAGATTACTTGGTTATAGTCGTGATCCACAGATCACAATAAGTCAATCAGCACCATTACCAATGCAGGTTAATGGTCTTATAGCGGAGTTAGTATTCTAATGTGTTTTGGCCCAGAATTACAATTCATTGCTGCTGCTGGCAGTACTATGATGCAAATGAGCGCGCAGCAAAAACAAGCGCAAGCTCAAAAAAAAGCTGAAGATAGGCAAGCAAAGCAAATAGAAATTGATAGAGAGATGGGTAAAGTACAAGCTATGCAAAATCAAAATGCGCGTGTAGCTGAATACATTTCTGCTGAAAAATCTAATTTAGCTGTGTTTTCTGCAAGTGGTGTTGATGTAGATAGTGCATCAATACAAGCTTTCCAAGAAGCTAATGCTGTTACTGTTGGGGAAGATTTAAATGCTATAGCTTTACAAGCTGATTATCAATCAAGAACAAGAACTGTACAGGCTGGATTAGCGAGAGAAAGAGGTAATAACGCTTTAAGTGCAGGGTATACTAATATGATGGGAACTGCTCTTACTGGTATTTATAATATGGCAAATATATGGCCCGCTTCTACTCCAACGCCAACAAGTTATCCAACATCTCAGGTATATTAATATGGCAGTAACTAAACAAAAAAGATCCTATATAAATCAACCAATAGGAGTAACTAGATTTGAGACTGGTGAAACTCAAATGTGGGAAGCTGTCGCCAATACTGCTGGCAGGTTAAATGAAATAGCTTTAAAAGAAGGTGCTAAACGAGCAGAGCAATCTGGTCTTGATGCAGCTATGGCTGTTGAGCAATCAGAAATAATTGCATTTGATGCCGAAACTGGCAAGCCAAGAGCATTAGATCCTAAAATGTTTAGTGGAGGTATAATTGCTAGAGATGCTTATAAGCGCGTTGTAGAAAAAAGATTTGGAGCTTCTATAGAAAATGAGTTAAAAATAAAAGCTCAAGAACTTCAATTAAAATATAAGTTTGAACCAGAATTATTTCGAGAAGAAATGTCTAGGTATGTTGCTGATATGCACGCAAACGCTCAAGGCAAATGGAAAGAAACTGTTAAAGTTGGTGGAGTAGCAATAACAAGAGCTACCGAATTAAATATCCAAGCAAATGCAATAGAAAAAAATAATCAAGAGCTTGCTTTAAATATTGAAAATAAAATTGATACTTTTTTAAATGAAGAATTTTATAATAACTTTGTAAATTTTAACAAAGACTTAGCTTTAAATTTTGTAGGAACACAAGCTGATGAATTAATTGTTGAAATAGAAGATGCTGAGGCCGCTAATATTTTACCAGTAGGTAGCGCAGAAAAATTTGAAGATAAATTTCTAGCAACTCTTGGTCTTTATCAAGCGCAAGAAATGCTTAGAGACAATACTATTATTCCATTAGTTGGGGGTGACAATCAAAGAAATGCACTTTCTGTTGCCTTAACTACTGGTGATTATAACGCTTTAAATGATGATAAGTATCAAGATGCAAGAAAAATACTTACACAATTAATAGCAACAACTAGTGGTGACAGAGCTATTCTTAGTAATATTGGAAACGATATAGGAAAAAATATCCAAATATTAAATGCGGAATCTTTAGCTAAACAAGAAACGCAAATGATATTAAATGTTTACGAATTTGGATCACAACAAATTGCTAAAGAGAATGAAATAGAACAATCATTTTTTAATAGAACAGTAGATTTAACTAAAAATGGAAAAATTGAAACTGAATTAAAAAAATTAGATGATCAGGCTAAAACATTAATTCAAGCAAATATGGCTAATGATGATCCAAATATAATTAAAGAAATAGGATTAATACAAGAACGAAAAGAAACAATAAAAAATACTGTTTTAAAACAGGCTATATTTGATTTAGCAATTACAGAAGATATAAGTATAAATGAAATAAATTTAACTTTACAAGGAGATAAAAGATATTTAGCAAAACTTTCTGCTAAAGGAAAAGCTACAGTAGATTTTATTAACAGAAATAAAATAGAAATTACTGGCTTTAAAGGATTGTTATCTGATTTAACAAGACAATATGCAGAAGAAGATATACAAGAAATAAAAAATCACACGCAAGCTGCTCTTACACAAGAAAACGAATTAAGAAAAACATTATCTTTAAATAGCTATAAAGAAAATGAAAGGCTTTATAATTCTTTAATTAATGAATTAAATAATCCTGATGGAATGTATTCAAAAATGGATTTTGAACGTGCTAATGCTTTAATAAGAAGGTTAACATTAACTATTTCTAAAGAAGCTTTAGGTCAAATACGTTTTCAAAGTACTGCTGAAACAAATGCTGCACTAAGATATTTGCAAGAAGATGATAGCACTGCTTTAGATAGTATGCCTAAAGTAAAAGAAATACTAGAAGATATACAAAGTAAAGGTATTTTAAAATCAGAATTAGAATCTTCTATGAGAAGTATCAATAGTCGATTAAGTCAATTTGAAACAGCAGAAGGTCAACGAAATACTTTTGAAAGAAATAAAAAAAGAATAATTAGTGGGAATAGTACAAATAGCAAAGTAGATCAGGAAATGGCACAATCTATGTTTATAGATCCTTATTTGCCTTTAAAGTCTGGAGAATCATTTGCTATTGATATTCAAGATACAAGTGCAAAATTTACTTTAGCAGAAAATTTAAGCAATCCTAACTTAATGCAAGATAATCCTAGATTGTTTGCAGGTTTAATTAAATCTATGGAGCTTAATGTTATTCCTACAGAAGTAAATGCATATTTTAATCAAGTAGCAAGAGGGGTTGTTTCTCGAGAAGAAGCGGCAGGTGTTGTTGGGTTAGTAAATACATTAAAAAATAGATTAAATCCTGACGAATCAATTCCACACGATTTATTAGAAGATGTATTAGATGCAGATACAAATAATATTTTTGAAACAGCAATTGCAATTTCTATTGCAGAAGGAAATGAAAAAGCATTAGAGTTTATTTTAAGAGCGGATGAAATTAACTCAACAGATTTTAACAAAAAGTTTAGTGTTGATTTAAAAGAAAATGAATATAAAGATGTAAAAGATTTTGTTCAATCAATTAACGATGATTTAAAAAAAGACGGTCAAGCAATAGCCGATTTTATTCCGTATGTAAAATATTTGCATTTAGGTGGAATGAAATTAGATAAAATAAAAGATAAAATAGAAGAAAGATATAGAAAAGTATATAAAGATACTGAGGGTTTAGTTCTTGATGCAGGTAATCAAAATGTAAATAGATCAAGAAATTCTATTGCTTCTACTTATGGAAGAGTTCAAGGATTATCACAAGAATTTATAAGCCATGTTCAGCAAGAATTAAGTAAAATTAGTCCTCATTTAATTTTTGAAAAAGATGAAACTTTGCTTTCTATGGTCGGCAATGCAATTAGAACTGGTTTAATAGTTGCTAATGTTCCTCAGAATCCTAATTTAGCTTTAGTTTTGTGGAATGAACAAATAGCAAAAGGTAAGGCTAAAAGGGTTGTATTAGTACCTATCCCAAGTTCTGATCAATTAGTAATTCATGCAGCTTATGTACGAAGAGAAGATGGAGGATTAGAACCAGTTAGAACTGCTGATGGAGATCATTTAGCATTTAGTAATAGAGATGATTATCTTGTCAAATATTTAACTAATAAAGCAAATACAGAATCTGGTTATACTTTAGAAGAATTAGAAGATTCAATAAAATATAGAGAAAGTTTAGCAGGAAATGTTTCTGGTATAAAAACATCTATTTCTTCAAATACATCTGCTGAACCTTTAATTCGAGCTTATCCGCGTGCATTTATGCCAATGTATTAATATAGGAATTTAAAATTAAATGGTTTATAAGTTAACGCCATATAGAAATCAGTTAAATTTAGGTGAAGAATTATCTGATCCTAATGTTCCTTTTTGGTCTACAGTGGGCGCATCTCTTGGGTATACATATGATCCATTAATTGAGTGGATAAAAAACACACAAAATTTTAAAGATGATAGTGTTGACTTAGGGTATTCTCCTAAAGATGATTTAAAAGGTTATGAGCAATACGGCTCTTCTTTGCTTTATGCAAAAAACGCAGATCATATGAAGTCTTTAAAAAGAGGTATTGACGAAAATACTAAACGCAGAGAAATTTTAGAAAATTCTAGTTTTTGGTCACAGATAGGAGCAGCTATTTTTGATCCAATTAATTTAGTAACAATACCTTTAGGCGGCCCTGCTCTTACTGTAGGTAAAACTTTTCTTAGAGGTGCTATTGGAGTTGGAGGATTGCAAACAGGATTAGAAGCTATTCGTTATCCAGTTGATCCATTGGCTACTGTAAGTGAGTCTGCTCTTAATATTGGGTTTGCTGCTGTTACTGGTGGATTGTTAACAAGTGCAATTTCTGTTCCTGCTATAACTAAAAATAATGCTTTTAATCGAATGGTTTCTAATGCTCAAAAAGCGCAGAATGAACAAGCTGATTTAGATAATATAAATTTAATGATGGGTAATAATACTTTATCTCAAGCTCAATTAAAATCTGCAAGGAACAAATTCCAAAATAAAACAACAGAAGATTTAAGAGTTGAACGAGAAAAAATTGCTAAAAAAGTAGATGATATTAATGTTAAAATGGGGACTGATAAACTTGACACAACTAAATTACAAAAATCAAAAACTTATCAAACAAAAAGATTAGCTGGTATAGATAATGAACTTGGAGTAAGGCATTTAGAAGTTAAAAATACAGCTTCTACTGATAAATATGCTATTGCTTCTGGTGGTTGGATAGGGAATTTAATTAGTACACCTTTAAAAAGAGTTCTTGGCGCAGATAATATAGATTATGCAAAAAGAACTATGCTAGAAATGGCAAGCGATAGCGGTGTTTTATTAAATTTGCATAAATTAGGTATGACATTAGCTCCTTCTATTTATCAAAGAGCAGTAATTAAGAATGGAGAATGGGTACAAGTATATCAAAAAACATTAAAAGAATGGGGAGATCAAATTGATACTGAAGCCAAAACTTTTCTTGGAGTTAATACATCTGAATTAGCAGTAAGAGCAGAAAATTTTGCTGGAAAATCAAACGCAAGGCAAACATTTAATGATTTTTTAATTGAAGCAAATAGAAAAAGAACATTTGGAGAAGAAGGTATTACACCTTCAGAAAAAAACGCTATTAAAGAATTAGATAAATTTTTTACTAAATGGGAAGTGAGGTTAAAAGCTACTGGTCAAATAGGAAACCAAACAAATATTAAAAAAATAATTAAAGATTCTGAACTCGAATTACAAAGATTAAAAAATGCTTTAGAAGATTTTAAAAAAAGAAATCCTAATGCTGCTAGATATAGAACAAAATTTTTTGAAGACAAAATATTAAGAAAACAAAATGAAATATCTGAAAACACTCTTTCTTTGCAAACAGCAGGAGAGGTAACTCCATTAGGAGAAAAATCTTTTTTACCTAGATACTGGGATAAAAATTATATTAAAAAAAATAGAGAAGAATTTGAAAAAATTATATTTAAATGGTATAAAGATAACCCTGTTATTTGGTCTAAAGATAAAAATAATAAATGGAATCAAACTAATTTAAGTGATAGTCCAGATGCTATTGCTGATAGAGTAAAAAAGACTGTTGATAATATATTAAATATAGCAGATGCAGAAGATGTGCCTAATGTAGGTGCAGGTAAATCAAAACATTTTAAACACAGAGAGCTAGATATTCCTAATCAATTAGTTTGGGATTATATTGTGCAAGATCCAATAGCTGTTATGAAAGGGTACACTCATAAAGTAGCAGGTAAATATGAGTTTGCTAAAATGTATAATGGAAAAAGCATTGAAGATGTAATGGATGATGTTACAGAAGAGATGTACGCAGCAGGCAAAACAGAAAAAGAAGTTTTAGCTTGGAGAAAAGATTATTACCATATGCATCAAAGAGTTGTTGGCTCTACATTAGAAAGAAGTCCTGACGCTTGGGATAATCAAGTTGCTTTTTATTTAAAAGAAGCAGCACAGCTTAATTACTTAGGTAGCGCAGGTATATCAGCTATACCAGATTTTGCTAAAATTATGATGGAACATGATTGGCAAGATATAATTAAAGGGTTGCAAGCTTTATTATCTGACAACAAAGTTACATTAAAAGGTAATGAAGCTAAACTTGTTGGTGAAGCTATCGAGTTAATTCAAGGTAATTCACATTTTAGAATGGTAGAAGATATTACTAATGATGTTAATGCCTCTACTAAATATGATAAAATTAAAAATACTTTTTATCTTGCTAATGGTTTAGCACCAATAACACATTTAGCAAAAACACTAGATTCTGTTATTCGTGGACATTCTTTAATTGATATGTCTAAAAAATTAATTAACAAAAAAGCAACTAAATTAGAAAAATCTTATTTAGCTCGATACAATATAGATGAAAGAATGGCAGCTAAAATAGCTGCAACGCCACACGAAGTAACAGCTAATGGGTTAATATTACCTAATACTTTAAAATGGGAAACATCGCCAAAAGTAGATGATGAAACATTAACAACATTTAGAACTGCATTACAGAGCGGTATACTAAACACTATTATTATGGGTACACCTGCTGATAAACCTATTATAGTTGACGGTGTTGCTTATATTCCTATGAGCGTTGCAAGTAAATTTGGTATGCCAGAACATAGAGTAGTTAAAGGATACGCTAGAATAGAAAGCGGTTTACTTGGTTTGCCATTCCAATTTTATAGTTATGCTTTAGGTGCTATAAATAAAATAACAATGTCTGCTGCTCAAGGTCAAATGAAAAATAGAACTGTTGGGTTAGCAATGTCTCTTGGACTTGGCATGATGGCAGTACAAATTAAAACTCCTGATTGGGCATTTGATGAAATGACTTGGAGGGATTGGTTTGCTAGAGGATTTGATCAAAGTGGTATTGCTGCTTTGTATTCAGATATGTTTTATCAATCACTGCATACAGGACTTGCTCTTAGTGGTAAAAATATAACTGGCGGTTTAATACAGCCTAAGTTTCCATCTGATGATGCTTATGGTGCTACGATAGGATTAGGTGGTGCAGGGCCAAGCATTGGGTATGATTATCTTGAAGCTCTTAAAGATATGATAGCAGGAGATTTTTCCGAAGGAGCTAAAAATTTAATAAGAACTTTACCTTTTATGCGGCTTTGGTTTGCAAAAGGTATGATCAATGAATTTACAAATAACTTTGAAGATTGGTTTTAATTGTGCGTTGCATAGAAAAAGCTTGCAATATAAGGCAGAAAAAAGAGGTTAAATATGACTATTAGTTTATCAGACAATACACCGCGTATATCATATACGGTAAATGAGGGTGCAACTCAAACAGCATTTACTGTGCCATTTGAGTTTTTTGCCGAAGCTGATCTTAACTTCTATGTAGATGGTACTAAGAAAACACTAACAACACACTACACAATATCAGGTGGTAATGGCTCTACTGGCACTATAAATACTACATCTGGTAATAGTGTAACTGGTGCAAGTGGTGGAAGCACCGTTGTTATTACAAGAAGCATTGCTTTATCAAGAACAACAGACTTTCCAGTATCAGGCTCATTTTCTATAGACACTCTTAACACTGAGCTAGATAGATTTGTTGCTATTCAAGCTGACAATGACGATACGATTGATCGAGCGTTACACTTAGCAGATTCCGATTCAGCAGTAAGTATGGAATTACCTCTTGTTGCAGCAAGAAAAGGAACTGTTTTAGGCTTTAATGCTAGCACTGGTGCAGCAGAAGTTGGCCCTACTATAGCTAATGTTAACTCTCTCTCTGCAATTACAAATAATATTAATATAACAGCAAGTATAGCAGAAAATGTTACAATCGTTGCTGGTATAGCTAGTAATGTAACAACAGTTGCAGGAATAGCTAGCAATGTAACAAGTGTTGCAGGTGCAATAACAAATATAAATGCTCTCGCTGCTAGTGCTGTTATTGCTGACATGGCATTGCTTGGAAATGCAGATGTAATAGCTGACATGGCATTGCTTGCTACATCAGATGTTATTGCTGATATGAATACACTCGCTACAAGCGACATAGTATCTGACTTAAACACACTTGCAACCAGCGATATTGTTAGTGATATAAATACTTTAGCAACATCTGACATTGTATCTGATTTAAATACACTAGCAACAAGCGACATTGTTACTGACTTAAATTTACTAGCAACAAGTGCAATTGTAGAGGATTTAAGTTTACTTGCTACGAGCTCTGTTATTGCTGACATGGCATCACTAGCTGGTAGTGGTGCTAACCCTAACATAACTTCTCTTACTGCATCTGGTGAAATAGCGGCGGCAAGTTTAGATATCTCAGGCAACATAGACGTAGACGGTATAGCTAACCTTGATGTGGTAGATATTGACGGTGCTGTTGATATGGCTACGACCCTAACAGTTGCTGGAAATGTTGGGATTGGGGCTACATCTCCAGCACAATTATTAGAAGTAAGTGGAAATGGAGGTAAATCAAAATTTACAAGGTCAGGAAGTAGTGGAACAGCTATGGAGTTCTATTTTGGAGGAACTCAAGCAGGTGGAATACAAGTTCAAGGTACAGGTCTTGGTATAGGTGGTGCTGCCCGTGAAAATGATTTATTTATCGACAGCTCAGGCAACGTGGGAATTGGAACTGGTACGATTGCTAATGAGGCTGACCATAAAAAATTAAAAATATCAGGAGGTTCAGGAACAGGTGCAGGGATAATAGAGTTTGCTGATACCTCAAATAATATTGATGGTGCTATCTTTGCAGATGGTGGAAATTTATTTATTGTTGCTGATAGAGATGATGCAACAGCAGATAGTTCTATTAGATTTAGAGTTGATGGTTCTAGTGAAAAAATGCGCATCGACAGTAGCGGTCGGGTGGGAATTGGTACATCAGTTGCACCAGCTCAAAAACTAACAGTTACAGGCGTAAGTGGGGCCAATGTTGGTGGCCTTACCAATGGCATTTTAGCATTAACTACTGGAACTGGAGCTATTACAGACACAAGACTATTATTTGGTATTGTTGATGATAGCTATGCTTGGCTTCAAGCGGCAGATTACGGAGCAGCTTATCGTGATATCATTTTAAGTCCGAATGGTGGTAGCGTGTTGGTCGGAACTACTAGTAACAGCGTATACAACGATTCGTCTGGTACAGGCATAGCCTTAAATACAGGGCAGATTCAAATAGCAGGAACAGGAACTCCGCTATATGTTAATCGTCAGGGTTCTGATGGCGATCTAGTAGACTTCCGCAAAGACGGCTCCACGGTGGGGAATATTGGTACAATAGGTACTGATATGTATATTGGTACAACTGATACAGGTTTACGCTTTCTTGATAGCTCTAACGCTATTATCCCTGCACGAGGTGATACAGGAGCAACACGAGATGATTCTATTTCTTTTGGTACAGCTTCGGCAAGATACGACAACATCTACGCCACCAACGGCACAATCCAAACTTCTGACCAAACCGAAAAGCAAGACATAGCATCACTTACAGCTACAGAAATGCTAGTAGGTAAACGTATCTCAGCACTGTTTAAGACATTCCGTTGGAAAGACAGTGTAGCTGAGAAGGGTGATAATGCTCGTACTCATACAGGTATTATAGCTCAAGATGTACAGGCGGCTTTTACAGCAGAAGGTTTAGATGCTGGTGATTACTCATTGTTTATCTCAAGTACATGGCTTGTAGATTCTGAAGGTAATGAAGTGGAAGAAGGTACAGAAGGTGCAGTCTCTAAAACTAGGATGGGCATTAGATACCCTGAGTTATTATCTTTTGTAGCCGCATATAACGAACAACGATTTGCTTCTATTGAGGCAAGAATAACAGCATTAGAAGGATAATAAAATGGCAGTCACATATACATGGTCAATACCACAGGTTGACCGCACAATATCTACAGGTGGAATAAATGTCATCCATTGGAGATGCACAGGCGTCGATGGCGACCACTCTGCATCAAGCTATGGTTCAACAGGACATTCGCCTGACTCAACGGACAGTGATTTTATAGCATACGACAGCGTAACTGAAGCAAATTGTATAGCATGGGCACAAGCTCAGCTAGACAAAACTGGAATCGAAACAGGCATTGCCGCACAGATTGCAGAAATGAAAACCCCGACCAAAGGTAGCGGCAAACCTTGGTCTTAACTTAAACTAGATATGAAATCATTTTTTATATACACAGTAATAGCAATACTTGTAGTTTTTATGTTAATGATGGCTAAACAAGTATATGCTGAAGGTTGTGACAGTGCTACTAATGCTAACTGTATAGAGACTAATAGTAATACAACATCTTCTGTTAACTCTACTTTAAGTTCAGAAACTACAGTTAAGTCACCTCCACCCTCAGCAATGTCACCTACAATAAATAATTCTAACTCAGACTTATGCACAGTAGGTATGTCAGGTGCAGTTCAAACACAGATACTAGGTATCTCAGTAGGTACTGCAACAAGAGATATGAATTGCGAAAGATTAAAGAATGCTAAAGTTCTCTATGATATGGGAATGAAAGTTGCAGCAGTCAGCGTGCTTTGTATGGACAAGCGTGTGTTTGAAAGCATGATGAATGCTGGAACACCATGTCCATTTGATGGTCTTGTAGGTCAGCCAGCTAAAGACGCATGGAAAAATAACCCACACTTAGTTCCTGACGCTAAGACAGGAGCAAAGGAGGAATGGGATGATGATACCAAGAACACCGCAACAGGTGCTGGTGCTGTTATTGGTCTTTTCTTGGCCCTCTTGTTTATATTCTGATTACACATACGGAAGAACAAACAATGTAGCTAAGAATAAACACACCTGGAATATGACAGATGTGTTGCCACCAGAGGCAGGGTTAGAAATTCAAGGCATATTTCATAAGTATACAATAAATAAAAGTAGCAGTGCAGATTCTACAGTTTCTATTGTAAATAAGAACAGCACCGGAACTGGTAATATATATGAAAGACACGATAACTGGGATCAGTTACCAAGCAATACTAAGATAGGATTTGATGTTGTTAATCCTTCTCTTGGCACTAAGTGGGGAGAAGGAAGTATCACAGCTAGTAATGGCGCAACACTTAGCGATGTAATAGTAGCGTACAATTATAAGTTTGATCCTTGTTACATTCCACTTTCTGATCCTAGCTGCCCTAATTTTAAAGATGCTTTGTATCAATATCTTTTAGACAATGATCTGCTTAATAATGAACCAGCGATAGATGATCCTTACTATGATGAATGGGTTCAGTATCAACTAGATCGTAAGACAGAAGAACAAGAAGAAGAACAAGCTGCAAAAGAAAAGAAAGAAGAAGAGGAACAGGAAGAATTAAAAATGGAAAGAGCGTTGGCTGTTGCAGGAGCGGCAGAACAAATAGCGAATCCAACACAACAACTAGCAATGATGCAGCAAATGGCTGCGGCTGGCACATTAGATGGTTATTATAGTGCAACTATAGAAGGTGGTAAGTATGAAGAAACAGTTAAATTAGTAGATAGTACCATAGAAGATAATGCCACAGCGTTAATAAATCTAAAACAAGATAAGTCTCACAGAAGAATAGTTAGATTACAATATAAAGATTAGGAAATGACATGAAAAAAATAGTACCATTAATATTTTTATTATCAACAAGCTCTGCAATGGCAATTGATTCTCCCATTACAGGTCAAGTACAACCCAAATGTTCTGTATGGACAGAAACCTCTGGTGTTTATGGACACCCCCTTCCTTACAAATTGTCCACAGTGCCAGCAGATGGTGGCGTTCCAGCGTCAATTAGAATTGATGTAGCGCAAGCAGATTATTATAAGGCTAAGTTTACACACCCTAACAGCTTCTCATCAAGCCCAACACTTAATGACTCAGTTGCATGGACAGGTAGTACAGTCGTAGGACAGGTAAGCGTATCAGATATGAGTGCATACGAAGGGGCTAAGGTTACTTACAATAATGTAACTGAGTTTAACTTAACATTAGCTGGTAGCACTTGGTTTACTGTAGCTTCTACTGCTCAGTATGGTAGCACTAAATCGTTACCTGCTGGTAATTACACAGCATTAATAGTAGCGGAATGTATCGCCAAGTAATAATAGCTTTATGTTTGTGTAGTTCTTTACACGCGCATGAGATGACACCAGCTTACCCAAAGCTAGAGTCGTCTTATGTGGAGGGTGTATCAGTAGCAAACTTAAAAATATTTAATCGCAGAAGTGATGTGTCATGGTATAAGATAGGTGTCTTTACTGACAAATGGAAACCAGTTCCGTTTGCTTCTACTTCTAATGTCATAGAGGTAGGGTATAATAAAAGAAAAAGTTTTGATGTTTATATAAGATCAAGAGATATGGCTAAAGCTGTTTACATTTGTACCGAATCAAAAGTATTTAAAAGTAAAGAGCAGGTAACATTAATAGCTTCACGCATATGTTCTAAGATAAAAAAATGAGAATAGTATTATTAATAGTATTAGTATTATTTATCTCTGGTTGTACTGCCATAATAGCTTTAGCTGATTCCGCATCTAACTCTTTGAATCTTTCTTTACCTAACGCAAATCAAAACTTTCAAGCAGATAAATTTAGAGCAGGAGAATTAGATTGTTCTAATGCTATAGGATCAGCAACTAATTGGGAGTTTGGTGTTACAGGTATTATACAAGGAAAAGATAATAGCAAACAAACTGGTGACATAGGTGTATACAGTAGGATAACAATACCTCTTGGTGCTAGGGCTAGATCAAGAATAGATTGTAATAGATTGTATGAACTAGAATTACAGAAGAAAGAACTAGAAGTATTAAAGTTACAAAAAGAAATTAATCAACTAAGAAGTTTATCATTTGAAAACTAGGAGTGTGATATGGCTGAAGTAGAAATAGCAGGAGCAAAGATAAAAGGTGGCAAGTTAATGTTACTTGTACCAATTGTTTCGGCACTTGGCGGTGGATTATGGGGCGGCTTTGAAGTTTACAAAGACTATATGGATATGAAAGGTATCATACAGAATATAAATATTAGTGCTATTAAATCTCAGAACACACTAATCCAAACAAAACTAGATAGTGCGTTGGAGTATAGTAAAGACATTAAGAATAATCTGCGTGATGATATACTAAAGCTAGAAGGTTACATAGATAAGATAGATAACAAGGTAGAAAAATCTTCTGATAGAATTAAAGACACACAAGCATCTATAGATTTAATGGTAGAGAATACACTAGCTGAGATGAATCAATTAAATAAAGATGTTAATTCTTCTTTGCGAGAAATAGAATCTTTAAATAGAGAAACAGAAAAAGATGTGCGAGATACAATGAGAGATACAGAGGAGCGCATTGATTCTAACTTAAAGCAATTAGAAGATAGATTAAGTGAAAGATTACAGGAAGCATTAGACAACCCATTAGTAGGAAATTGACATGACTTGTAAATGCAGAGATAAATGTATATGCAAAGAATCATGCGCTTGTATAAACAAGTGTATTTGTAAGGAAAGAAAGTGACACCAAAACAACAAGAGGCACTTGATGCTGTTGTTAAGTATGGTAGCCAAGTCAAAGCGGCTAAGGCTCTAGGGATTAGTCGCTCTGCTCTAAGGCATAGAATAAATTCAGCTAAGAAATATGAAGAAGTTGATGATGGTATAAAGTATGCCATGAATGAAACAGGTATGGCAAACATTAATGCTGTACATTCTGGTTGGATTAAGACTGATGATGTTAGTTTATATTTTAGAAACGAAACAGATAGTTTAAATACAAACGATATAGCAGAATCAATACGAGATGTTATAAATGGAATTGTTCTGTGTGAGATTGTAAAGCCTCCTGAGGTGGTGGAAGATAACTTACTTACCCTTTACCCTATCGCCGACGCACACATAGGCATGAGAGCGCACGCTAGCGAGACTGGTGAAGAATATAATTCTGACATTGCGGTAGAAAGAATTAAAACTGGAATGGCTAAATGTGTTGCTAGTTCGCCACAATCTAAATATGCATTGGTGTTAGATGTTGGTGATCTTACTCACGCTGATGATAACAATGCTCAAACTCCTAGAAATAAACATCCACTCGATGTATCTGAAAGATTTTTTTATTCTCTAAGGTGTGCAATAACTGCGTTAGCTGCGGCGATTGATTGTGCGTTGCAGAAACATGAGCAGGTAATATGCAGGGTACTGCGTGGTAATCACAACGAGACTTCCTATTTGGCTGTGATGTTTGCAATCGCGGAGCGTTACAAGAATAATACTAGAGTGACCGTTGAACAAACGTCTGCTGATTTCTTTGTGCATGAGTTTGGAAGTGTTATGATTGCCGCGCACCATGGAGATAAAGCTAAAGCAGATAGACTTGTTATGCATATGGCTGATGCCTGGCCTGATATATGGGGTAGAACTAAACATAGATTTTATTTTACTGGACACTTGCATCACACAATGATGCGTGAGATAGGCGGTGTTCTTGTTGAACAGTTACGTGCAGTAACAGGTAAAGATTCCTATGCTTCTAGTCATGCTTATAGTAGTCGGTCACAGATGCAGGGGATTACATATCATAAAGAAGAAGGTGAAGTAAGTCGTGTAAAGGTTTGTTTATAATGTGGATTATGGCTATGATATACTGCGCTACATTTTCTGTTGGTGATGTGTGTAAAGGTTGGGTTCCACCTATTGCAGAAACAACACAAGCAAGATGCGAACAAAATATTAAGAGAGCAGTTTATGTTATGGCTGATGCAATAGAAACTAAAGGCGGTGAATTATTTTATATTGATTGCCAGTGCATTAAAGTTAAACATCAATAGAATTTTTTCTTATTCTTTCTAGCTCATCATTTAACACAATAACTGTAGTGCATAAGTCACTAACTTCTTGTGCTAATTGTACTAAGAACTTGTCACTTGTTATCACTCTATCATATGGATAGCCATTCTTAGGTACATTAGCTTTATCCATACGTTTAAGAAACTTTACGATTGTTAATTCTGTCATCACTTTACTTCATATAAAACATATCTATTTTTATTTAGATTAGGTAATCTTTTAATTTTATTTTGCCTTGTTAATTTATGTATAATATTTTTTGCACCTTGAATAGTTTGAAAGCCCATAAAATTTTGTAACTCAACTACTGTTAATGGGCCAAACTCTTCTATGATATCATATGCTTCTTTTCTTCTACCTTCAAACCTTTTATTTTGTGCTTCATATACATTGAGCTGAGGTAGTTTAGGTTGCTGACCCATGGCAATAGCTGATGCTTTCATTAGC